ATGTGGTATCCGGTCCGATACCGCTGCCCGAAGATCCGTTCTAATGGCTCGTGCCCCTGCACGAACTGTTCTTGCGCGGTTAGCCACCTACGGGCTGTCTCCGTCGACAATCGCAACGATTTTCGACATCGAAGTAGATAAGGTTCGTAAAGCAGTCGACGAAGTTCCCGTAGATTCGGTAGTACGGGACGACGAGGACCTTCGTGTAGGGGTACGTCGCGTCGCGTGGCGTGTCATTGAAGAAACCATGCTGATGCTCGACGAAGGTTCACCACAGGTCAAGCAGAAGATGATCACCAACTTGTTTACAAAAATGATGACAATGCTTGGTGAAGAATCGTCTGAGGACCTGTCTGTGCTGCGAACCGACATTCAATCTATGCTCAGCGAAATGGCGATCATGGATGAAACACCTGAAGTGCCGCAGCCTGAACCGGAGCAAGACGGGCCGGGATGAACTTCGACCCGTTTGTTTCCCGGTTGTCGATACGGACGAAGCAGCAAACCGTTGAGGTGCTGAAACCCAACTGGGCGCAATCCCAAGTGCTGGATGCTGTCAACACCCAGTACAGCCAACGCAAACCGGTTCGAGTCATTGTGCTCAAAGCCCGGCAGTTGGGGATTTCAACGATTTCAGAGGCACTCATGTTTGCATGGGTGGTGTTGCACGAACACACGTACGGGTTGGTGATCGCCCACGAAATCGACGCATCCGAATATTTGCTCAACATGACCAAGTTGTATTGGGAAACATTCCCATTCAAAGACTTGTACACAACAAAGTACGTGTCTCGTAAAGAACTGGCGTGGGAAGAAACCGGTTCCAGTATTCGTATAGCGACAGCGAAAAACATGCGTGCCGGTCGTTCCCGCACCATCAACGCCATGCACGGCTCCGAAATAGCGTTCTGGGATCGGCCAGACGAAATGATGCTCGGGTTGCGGCAAACGATTCCCAACATGTCGCAGTCGATGATTATTCTCGAATCAACCGCCAACGGTGTCGGCAACTGGTTTTACGACACATGGCAGAACGCCGTCTCTGGAGACAACGACTACCAGCCACTGTTCTTCCCGTGGTGGGAACACCCCGAATACACAGCGTCAGCAGCAAACCTGAAGCAAGAAACGCTGTCGTCTCTCAACGAAGACGAACGGGTTCTGAAACGGGTCGGCGTAGACGACGACCATTTGGTGTGGCGACGCTGGGCGATCCGCAACCTCGCCGACTCCAACATTGAACGATTCATGCAGGAATACCCGTCGACCCCGGAAGAAGCCTTTATAGCGTCCGGCACCAACGTGTTCCCTGTCGAAAACTTGAAAATGGTGTACGAACCCAAAAACGGTGTCAAAGGGTTTCTGCAACGACGCGGCAACTACGTCGAGTTCATACCGGACAGGTCTGGTTCTCTCACCATTTTCCGCAAACCGTCATCTGACACGTCGTGGGGAAAATACTTTGTGGGCGCCGACCCCACCCACACCACAATGGGAGACAACGCGTGCGCTCAAGTAATAAACCGGCGCACATACGAACAGGTCGCAATATGGAACGGCAAAATCGACCCGATGACGTTCGCTGAAGAACTCGCCAAACTTGGTGCCTTCTACAACCACGCAACAATCTCGACTGAAGTGGAAGGACCCGGGTACGCAACCATCGGTCGACTCGTCGAAATCGACTACCCCCATATTTGGCGCAACCGGTGGGCCGACAAGTCTCCCGGCAAAATCTCTGAGACAATGGGTTGGTCAACAACGTGGAAGCGTAAAGAATGGGCGATTGGTTGGTTGATCAAACTGATAGCCGACCGCGACATGACAATCCACGACGCGAAAACGTATGACGAGATGCGTACGTACGTCACTCTCCCCAATGGCGGCTACGGCCCCGCAGACGGCTCTGGGCGGTCTTTCGACGACTGTGTGATGGCGATGGCCATAGCGTGCATCTGCGCCTCTACAGAGGGTCCTGTGTCGGGCTACGAGGGACCTATGGGCAGCGACGAACCCGGCGATTCGTTGCCGATCACCCCTGCTTGGGAGCAATGGGAAGAACAGGTGACAGCATGAAACGCAGCAGGCTGACACGTAAAACACCGCTACGGCGCGTATCGAAGAAACGATCGTTGCAAAAAAGGAAGCGATCCGAGTTTGTCAAGTGGGAACTTGCCAAACGGCCGTGGTGCGAATCTGGAGACGCTATACGGCTACACAGAATGCAGACATTCGGATTCGAGTACGGTAAACGACTCGACACCGGATCGTACGCCTGTTCGAGACGGTCCACGGAACTGCATGAACCGTTGACACGGGCACGCGGCGGCGACATTTTAGACCCGCACAACACGGTCGCGATCTGCCGCAACTGCCATAACTGGATACACGACCATCCCGAATCAGCGACACGGCTCGGATTGCTAAGATCACAACATGAGCAGGGTCACTAAACTTCTCGTAGCGGTCACCGGGCTCCTTGTAGCGGTCGGCACGCTGGTCGGCACGATCAGCATGACGATCGGCAGGGGACCGGAACCGTCGGGTGGGGTCACGATTGTCTTGAACAGCCCCGAAGCGTACGAAGATTTCCTTTCCAACCATCCAGCAGGCTGAACATGGCTGACCTCTACCAGCAGGCGATCTGGGAAGCCGACAAACTTCGCAGGATCGAATGGCTAAGACGGATGGGCTGGGACCAGTCCGCCATAGACAAGATGTTCGGCATCCACCGGACCGAAGGGGCGACCATCTCAGACCTACGGCCTTTCAGCCAGTCCGGCCGTTCGTCCGCTCCACGGCGGATTGGGAAACCCACAAAACCGGGGATCGAATCGCTAAAGGACCCGTACCGGTGGAACAACTACGGCCAATGGGACCTTGAAGGTAAATGGGCGCCCAAGCCGCCTCATGGTTCCGGCATGAGTTATCCGGGGCAACCGGGCGTTCCGACCCCGCCTCCGGGGATTCAGGCGCAGATGGATCTCGCCCGGAGTCTCGGACAAGAGGTACCTCCGTACGAACCCCCACCTCTCTCCGCTGCCCAGCAGCGGCTGACATCAAGAGTCGGACCGGGGGGCATAGACCCCCGATCGACCCATCCGCTCGCAGGCGAGTTCGGCTACGGCAGGACCATCGACCCGAACGCGGTCGACCCGCCAGCCACTAGGAGGCAGCAGAGACGGTTCGTCAAAGGTAAGGGAGGGTCGAAAGGGTATGGCCCGTCATACGCCGCGGGTGAAACCGTGTCAGCCGGTAAGACGATGGGGAGGATACAGGGTCCAGAGAGCATCTACCATCAGTTGAAGGACATGCCGGGCGACAAGTTAGGGCGAAAGCCATCACCGGAGATGGCGAAGATGATGATTCAATGGGAGAACATGGTGAAAGGCCCGAAGACTCAACTAGCCGGACAGTTGACGAAGTTCGTGTCGAAGTGGGGTATGGCCGGGATCAAGTTGATGGCGAAACTACCCAAATAACATGAGTTTGAAGAGCGTCCCAACGGGTAAGCCGGAACCCCTCACCCGTCAGGTGTATTCGCACCTCATCCGGCTGTGGGAGCAGGCACTAGGCGCCAGTACGGGCTTCGACGAGGTTTATGTCCCGACTCGCGCCGAACTGGCGAAGGGGAAACTGCCCTACATGGTTTCCGACAGCGGGTACCTCCCATCGCCCGGGCGAAGCGTTCACGTCGGTGGGGCCACTGAGGGGGGCAGCCTCACGCTGGGTCAGGTTCTCGACGATGTGAACGCCAAGGGGAATAAGAGCGGTTTGGGTCGACAGTTTATGGCGATGGTCCGACCATTCTATAAACCAAATAGATGGGACACTACGCATGCGACACCCCCACGCCCGCCAGTTGTTGCCCGGACCGGCATCACCACCGCTTTCCCGTGGTGGCCGGATGGGTGGGTTGTCCCCGACCCGCCACCGGGAGACCCGGTTTGGCAGAAGTACCACGGGACCTCGTCTCCCGGGTTCACCGATGAGATAGTTCGTCAGGCGAAAGGGGCCGATCCGAAACCCGGCAGGATCGCAGGCCAGTTGGAGTTCATAAAGGGTGGGCGCAAGGGGAGTCCGCCCGCATCGTGGGCACCCGGTTGGGGTCAACCTATCCCGTACGAACCACCCCCTGTGGACCCGTTCGGATTCGATACCAGCACCGCCGACAAACTTCGTAAAGCGGAAATGTTCTCCCAATGGGAGAACATGGTGAAAGGCCCGAAGACTCAACTGGCCAGTCAGTTGACGAAGTTCGTGTCAAAGTGGGGAAAACCCGCGCTCAAGTTGATAGCGAAACTACCCAAATAGATGGCTTCCGCACCACCCCCCCGAAACTGGAACCACGCCTTTATGGTAGGTAACCAGCCGTCGTTCCCGGCTTCGCTTAGTTGGAGCACCGGTGGACGGGAGCACGAGAAGCGGCTGTTTGCCGAAGCGACAGCCGATGCCAAAAAGGCGTGGGACTCGTTGTTCTCCAAGTCGGAACAAAAACAGATCGCTAAGAAATCTTTTGAAGCGATGCGTAACCCGCAGCAGTTGGCAATGTTCACCCCTGCCGAACAACTCCGCGCCATCGTGCCCGGCGACGCCGAAGCAGCCAGACGGGCCGGGTTGCTTCGCGCTGACGAGAAGATGTGGGACGACAAGTTGTTCGCATCCAAACATGCGGATTGGCGGAGTCCTTCGGGTTCCATTTACCCGGGGGTCGACCGCCGAGGTTCTCATTGGCGGTCACTGTACGACGACATCGCAAAGTCAGGTGTGGAGAAACCCGTCTGGGTGGGTCACCCGCCCCTTTCGCCTGGTCCGCCGATGATCATCGAAGGGCACCACCGCATAGCCTCCGCCGCGGACATCAACCCCAAGATGGAAGTCCCAGTTCGCCACTACGAACGCAACTGGCTGAACGCGTCGTCACCCAAGTTGAACGACATGAAACGGTTCGCGCCGAACCAGAAGATAGCGAAACAGTTGGTGGACTTCGGCACGAAGTGGGGTCGGCAAGCCCTGTACGCCATGATGAAAGCACCGAAGTAAACTCGACGGCATGGAAGGATTATGAAATGAACAGTCCAGAGGTTGTAGAAGACCCGCAAAAAAACAAGGCCCGGGTTGTAGGTCACGACCTTGCTGAACATGACCCGCTGTTGGAGCACCGGCCGCACGAATGCGGGATGTGTGGTGACACTTGGTGCAAGTGTGAGGAACTACACTACCGCTGATGCCCGTTTACTTGTACCGGTGCCGTGCCTGTCAGGTCCACGGCGAAAAGTTTCAGCACCACAACGACGACCCGATGTTGGATTGCCCCGATTGTGGTAAACCGATGTTGCGCCGCGTCTACTCGTTCAAACCGGCGAAAGTCATGCACGAACATTTCAACCACACAGTCGGCAAAGTCATTTCTGACAAGAAACAGTTCGCTGCGGAACTATCCCGCAAGTCTGCTGAGATGACGGAACGCACAGGCGCTCCGCACAACTATGTGCCTGTCGATTTGTCCGACAAGGAATCGCTTAGAGTAAGCGACGAGGGTATGGATAGTACGCTGAGGCGGCAAACCGAAACCGGTCAACGAGAAGTGAAGCAGTGGCTGTAGCCGAACGAGTAGATCACGCACAGGGTGAAGACCATGTGGTAGCAGGCCGTATCAACGGTTTGTATGGCAACGCCAAAACGGAAATGAACCGTCGCCACGACAGGTGGCGTAAAGCGTACCGGTTGGTTCACAACCGCGGTTGGTCCAACTCGCGTGATGCGTGGATGCCCTCCCCGACAGCATCCGAGATTTACCCGATTGTGTCAGCCCTTGTTGGTTGGATGACTGATCAGCGAGTCAAGTTTCAGGCTGTCCCGTCGGCAGACCCACATTCGCAGTACGCCAACTTTCAGCAGAAACTCGCACAAGACCTCGAAACTGTGCTTGACTCACTTTGGGTCAACCACAACTTCGAAGGTGAAGTAGAGAAAGTTCTGTTCGACGCGTTTATTTACGGCACAGGGTTTTTCAAATGCGTCTACGACCCCGGTGCCGACGGCGGGGCGGGCAATGCGTTGATGCGCCGATGCGACCCGTTCTCACTGTTTATCGACCCGTCGGCGACTTCGCTACACGACGCCAACTACATCATTGAAGCGCGGGAACTGTCGATCACCGAGTTTGAACGCCGGTTCCCCGGACGCGGCGACGTGATCGAAGCAGACATGGGTGCAGGGTTTTCTTTGCCGCATCGTGAAAACAATGAAACTGGTGGCAAAGCCCCGATGGCGAACCTTGCAGCCCATTCCGGCGGGTCGGGGACTGTTCCTCCGATTTACGGCAAACCGGGTCAAAACGGACGGGTTTCGGATTCGGCGTACTACGACGGTTCGATCACTGTGTTCGAAGCGTGGATCAAAGAAAACACGTTGTACACACCGGCTGAGGGAGACGAGGAGGACGAACCGTTCAACGTCTCCGAATGGCGTGTCATCATCACCACCGGTTCGCATGTGTTGGTCAACGAACGTGCAATGGACATGTGGCAGCACGGCAACCATCCGTACGTCCGGTACGTCAACCACGACATTGGAGACATGTGGGGGATCGCGTTGGTGGATCATCTCGCTGATCCACAAATGGCTATCAACCGTTTGTTGGCTGCGTTGCAGCAGCACGCCGAACTCGTATCCAACCCTATTTTCTTGGAGGATTCCCGGTCGGGTATTCCTAGAACAAAGATTGTCAACCGTCCCGGTCAACGCATCACGAAGGGTGCAGGGTCGGAAGCGGGTTGGCTTACGCCGCCTCAAATGCCGAACGATGTGCAGGAACTCGTCCAGTTTTACATCAACGAAATGGAAAGAATCAGTGGTCTATCAGGAGTGGTACGGGGGTTTTCGCCGACGGGACGAAACTCGCAGGGTGTCATCGACTCGGTGGCTGAGTCCGCATTTGTGCGGATACGGCTGGCGTTGCGAAACCTTGAAAGAAGTTTGTCGAAGGCGGGGAGCCTGTTGGCGAACCTTGTCGTGGAAAACTATTCGCTACCCCGTGTCATGTCGATTGTGGGACCCGACGGTGAACGGTCGATGCTGGCTTTGCGGGCACGACATTTCTTCGTCCCCAACGACCAAGGCGCAGACCCGATGAGATTCTCGTTGTATGTGCGTGCAGGGTCGGCGATGCCGATTTCCCGTGCGGCACGTATCGCCGAAGCAGAAACCTTGTTCGCTATGGGTGCTTTGGACGCCCAAGCGGTGCTCGAAGCCCACGATTACCCGAACCGCGAACAGATTCTGCAACGAGTCAACGCCGGTGGTGTGCTAGGAATAGGCGGCGAGGGGAAACCCAACCCGAACATGGCTTCCAACTCGAATATGGGTTCCCGTAATAGACAACGGTGACGAAAAGAGTGTAAGGTAACCACATGGCCGAGAAGTTCACGTCCAATAACGTCCCAACTCCGAGAGGCTGGAAAGGCCCGTCGGAGAAGGGTTCAGTGGTACGACAACTCGACGGTAGGCTTTCTGCGAACAAGGCAGAAGGCGACGACGAAAATCAGAACCAGCGCAGAAACGCGTTGGATCTCTAACCAAGGAGCATCAGATGCCCGGTCCCGCTTCCACTTCGGGGAAGAACATCAAGGTTCACAAGTTGGGTCAGACTGCTGGCCGCGACTACGGAGCCAACGTGTCTTCCAAGAAGTCACAGTCGCCACGCGATCTGTCAGCAAAGAAGTAACTCATGGCTGGTGGCACCCGCCAGAACAACACGATGTCGGAGGGGTTGCATCAACTCCTGTCTTCGCTCGCCCAACTAAAGGCAGCGCCTGACGCCGACCTCGAGTATCTGTCGGCCATTGAGTCCGCCATTTTGCAGAAGTTGAAGGAGCCTCTACAGCAGGCAGCGCAGGCTCTGGCACAGGCTGGTGGTGTTGTTCCTCCGGGGATGGCCGGGCAGATGGGTGCCGCAGCACAGGGCGGCATGGGTCAATCACCGCCTCAGCAGGCTCAGGGTGGGGGGATGCCCAACCCTGATGAACTACGGAGATTGGTGGCATCCAGAGGTCTCAGATAATCTGATTATCAGATTCGATCGGCGGAGATGAGGTAAATGGCAGAAGAAGAACTTTCTCAGGAACAGGTAGACGATTCCCTAGCAGAACAGGGGTTCGTTGCTGAAGTTGGGTCGGACCGTTGGGTGTCGGATCTTGAATCACAGTTCGCGACCGACGATGACGAGCCTGTAGAGGCTGAAGAAGTCGCTGAAGAAGTCGCCGTCGGGGGCGGCGATTCCCAAGCCGCCGATGGGGATACCCCAGCCTCCGACGGCGACGCTCCCGATTACGTCCAGTTGGGGGATGTGCGTGTCCCGCAGGACGAGGCGGAGCGTGTTGCCCGGTTCTGGGATTGGATGAACACCAACCCAGATGAGGCGATGCAGTTCGTCGGTTACATGTCGGGCGAATACGACCTTGTGCCAAAGGGTCAGCAACCCGCCCAGCAGTCTGTTCAGCGTGAGTCAACACCCGTTGACGAGTCTGATCCGTACGAGGATTGGGATTTGTTGCCGGAGACGGTGCAGCAGCGGTTGAAGAAGGTTGACAAACTGGAGACGTATTTGGCGGCGCAGCACAGGCAGCAGCAGGCTGCTGTGCAGCAGCAAAACATGAAGTCGGTGGAGACGGCTCAGGCGCAGTTTGCGAATACGTACGATTTGAACTCGAATGAGGTGGCGCGGCTCGCCGACGAGGCGGCAAGACTAAACATTGTCCCTGCTTTGGTTCAGGATACTGGCGATCCTGTCAGAGCCGTAGAACGTGCACTTGAGATAGTGTATTTGCAATCAGATCAGGGCAGAGAACGAGAGTTCAATAAGCGCATAGCCCAAACAGAATCCGATAGAGACAAGCAACGTAAGATGGCTGCTGTCGGGGGTACTGCCGGGTCTGTACCTAGGCAGGAACCCGATGCAGTACCGAGTAACGCTACGGAACGTCGATCCGCGATGGTCAACGAAATCGCAGCCGCTCTCGGCAAAGTAACGTGACCAACTAACAGGAGACATAACACATGGCAACGCCAATCGGCTCCGATGTGGTCACCTCTATCGCACGTCGGTACATCCTCCCGGAAGTTACCGACAACGTCTACAACTCGAACCTTTTGTTGTTCCGACTGAACCAGTCGAACAAGAAGATCGTTCGCGGTGGGACGCAGATCGAGGTGCCACTCATGCACAGCCGTCTGGCAGCAGGTGGTGCCTACTCGGGATTCGACCTTCTGGACGTAACCCCGTCAGACACCATCAAGAATGCTGCATGGGACTGGAAACAGTATTACGTCCCAGTGACGGTTGACGGGCTGACCTTGATCAAGACTGATTCCCCGGAAGCGGTCGCCGATTTCATTCGTCTGTACTTCCAACAGGCTGAGATGGAAATGGCGGAGATTCTCGGAACAGGACTCTGGTCGGACGGGTCAACTGATACCAAACAGATCGACGGCATCGAAGGTGCTGTCGACGATTCAACGGTTCTCACCACATACGCTGGGATTAGCCGTTCCGCCAACACTTGGTGGCAGTCGCAGTACGACGGCTCAACCACCGCGTTGACGCTGGCGACCATGCAGACGATGTTCGGCAACTGCACCAATGGTGGCCGACATCCGACGGTGCTGGTGACGACACAGACCAACTACAACAGGTTCTACGCGCTGAACCAGTCTGACGTGCAAATCAACGTCGGTCAGGGCGCGGTGGACGAGCAGTTGGCGAACGCAGGGTTCACAAACCTGTTGTTCAACGGTGTCCCACTGTGCGTCGATTCGCACGTTCCGACAGACGGACCGTCCGGTTCGGGTTCAGGGCATCACATCTACTTCCTCAACGAAGATTTCATCCACTTTGCGGTTTCGCCAAGGGCTGACTTCTATCTGGAGGATTTCCAGACACCCATCCAGCAGGATGCGATGGTAGCCAAACTCTTCTGGGCTGGTAACCTCGTTATCAACAACTGTCAGTTGCAGGGCAAAATGTCTGCCCTGACCTCGTAAGGAGCAGATGACATGGCAGGACAAGTTATTACCAACCCACTTGGCGCTTTCGGTCTTTCGACCGGATCGTCTGTCAACTATCAGGTTGTCGTACCGTTCGAGGCTGCCGCTGCTATTTCAGCGAACGACCTCGTCGCGGTGGCGGCGTCTGTTGACACGGACACCACAATCACGGTGGAACAGTTCGATGTTTCGGACGCATTGCCGGAACTCGTGCTTGGTGTGGCAAAGAACGCGGCCGCTGCTGGCGAGATTGTGGAGGTCGTAACCTACGGCTTCGCCGTCGTCGCTATCGGCAGCACGTCGCCAGCACTGGGCAACATCGTGATTATCGGCGCAGCCGATGGTCAGGCCGGGGTGTTGGCACCAGCCGTAGCCGGTACGATCACCGGCGACAACTTCGGTATCTATCTTGGTACTGAGATCGGTTCCACCAACACGGCTTGCATTTGGTTCTCGAAGTTCTAAGAACCCCCTATAGAAAGGCAGCGGCGGCATGTCAGTAGTGCGTGTCAAAAACCTCCGAGACGTGGCTTTCGTCGATTCGTTCGACGGAACCACGTACTCGGTGAACCCGGCTGGTTCAACCATTATCCCTATCGAAGCAGCGAAACTCTGGTTCGGCAACTGGGATCTGGTTGATAAGCCGTCGAGGGCGTTGCGGGAACGCAGCGAAGAACTTCGACGGCTGCAAGTCAGGTACGGTTGCAGCGACGATCCTGAACGGTGGGAGGCAACGAAGCCTCTCGTTCAGGTTTGCGATGTCGACGAAGATACGTGTTTCGTCACCGTGATCGACGATCCAGCCGGGACTGCAATCTCGGAAGCGGAGGTCACGGTGGACGAGCATGAAGACATGCTGTCCATGATCCGTCAGCAGGCCAAAGATTTGGACCGGTTGAAGAAGGATTACCAGAAGCAGATCCGTACGGAACAACCTGATTCTGATGCCGATGAAGACAAGCCTGAGCCGGTCGCGTCCAAACGCGCTCGGCGACAGTGAACCACGACTTTACTGGTTACCACCTTCTCCCTATAGGGGAACTAACTGCCCTGTATTGTGCCGTGGCAGGCAACCTCGCCAACCTGCACGAAGAATCAGCGATGGTGTTTTCCACGGAACGCCGCGCCAAAGTCGAAGGGTTTGTGCGTTCGCAGGAAACTTCTGTTGCCGGACGGGAACGAGAAGCAGATTTCCACGCATTAGAGTCAACTACGACACTGTTCGAGTTGCGGGGCGAAATCTCTGCTCTGCAAGAAGAACTAGCCACGTTGAAGTTACTACTGGGTGTGAAACATGCCGGAACTGAAATACTTTCAGATAACTGATTTCAGCCCCGGTATCCGCGACAAGTACTCGCCTTCGCAACCTCCGGGCACAGCACAAACCACGGATACGTGGGGGTGTGTGGCTTTGCCGACAACTGGGTTGTCGCCGTTGCCGAAGATGCAAAAGGTTCGTTCGGCCACTCAGTTGAACCGGGTGTCAGGAACCGACTATTTGTTGGATTCGGCATCGGGGTGGCATTACAACGGCAACGACCCGAAGTCGGGTTCCAACTTCGAGGTGTGCGGTTTCACAACCCAAGGCGGGTTGGGGGGTCCATCGGAGTCGTATTCGTACCCTGTTGAAATCTATTTGGGGGTTCAATGGTTGGAGCATGACGGCTCATCTGTGTACCGCCGCAACGTCCGCGTCGAAGCCGTCAATCTGGCCAACGATTTGAACTACGAGATTTTGGACCGCAACATGACTTCCGGTCCGTCCCCTATTTCGTCTGAACTGTGGCGTCCGATCACGTTTGCGTCGACACGGGAGAAACGATCCGACCCGTTTAGTGAAGACGACCAGTTCCGCCCCGGCGACCCGGTTGTAGTCGCATCGTGGATGTCCCACGACTTGTCCGATTGGGACACGGTGGCGTACCCAGATTCGGTCGACGGGTCTGGTGGCGCGTCTCCAAAGTATCTGATGTCGGAAACAACCGGTGTGGGTTCCCCAACGACCAACAAACCCGTCGAGGTTTTGTCGCATCAAAACAGGCTTGTAGCGTTCGTTGTTTCAGAGTTCACACGGGTCAACGGACCCAACTTGACTTCCAACGAAAACATTTCGTTCTCTACCCCGCCGGGTGTGCTGTTCGATTTCGAGTCGTCTGCTGCGAACACGTTCGGCGAGCAGGTCACGTTCGAAATCCAAAACGCTACGGGTTACACAGCGTGGGCGTCGATCACCGCCAACCAGTTGCTACTCATCAAAGGCCGAGGGGCTGTGCTGATCACTGGTTCGTTGGAATCGCCAACAGTGGTGGCTCTACCAAAGGTGACAGGCAACGCCACTTGCCTTGGCGCTATGTCAATCCTCGGTTACGTATATCCAACAGCGAAAGGAAGCGTATACGCGTGGCAAGGCGACGACGTTTCAACGAACATGTCCCCGTTTTTGGATACGGGGTTCGTAGATTACGACGACGCTTCAAAACGCAAGGGCCACACCGGGTCGTGTGCCGCTTGGAACGATTTCGTGCTCATGCCGAACGAATGGGTCCTCGACGAACGAACAGCGGCATGGTGGAGAGTTTCAGATCCGGTGCAGGACACCGGGTTTGATAACCGCATCCGGTATTGGGATGTCCCCGCTGGTCAAGTGTTCAACAACACCGACGCCGTGTATGGCGCGGTCGGCAAGTATCAAGAACCCCACGAAGGTGTCATCTGCCGGTTGGAATCCGATGTTCTTGCACCGACATTTTATTGGCGGAGTGCACCAATAGTTTTAGATTCGTCTCAGTATGTACAGTTGCGGGAAATCGGGTTGACGTTCAAGGGCCGCGGAACCGTTCACGTCGACGTGTTTAGAGACGAAGCAGGAGACGACGACCCGATCGGTTCGTTCGTGTTCGACGCGACTGCTTCCGGCAACGAAACAATCACCCATGTGGTGCGTGAATCCGGTGGTTTCACGATGCGGTCGTTCAATGTTCGCATCCGATCGTACTCACATGACGGGACTTCGGAAGCACCGACTGTGTATGGGCTAAACTTCGGGTACTTCTTGAAGCAGCACATACCTAACCACGATGTTTCGCACCGTGGTTTGGTGCTCGACAGGACAGACGACGTACTCGACGAAGCGAAGTTGGGATAAATGGCAGGCGCAGGATATAGAACATGGACGGCTTTGCAGTCGGTCCCAGCGGCGACTCTACAAACGTACCTTCAAGATCAGGTTGTGATGGTGTTCACTAATGCGACGGCACGCGACGCTGCGGTGACTTCGCCTGCCGAGGGGATGATCTGCTACCTGAAAGACATAGATCAAGTACAGTCGTACAACGGTGCTTCATGGGCATCGGTTACGTCTGTGTTGACTGGCGACGTGTTGACCGAGGATTCCACAAACGACAGGGTCGGCATCAACGAAGCGTCTCCGGGTGCAGCCTTACATGTCGAAGCGAAGGCTGCTTCGTCGGATCAGATGGTTCGTATCTATTCGTTGACTGGTTCGGAACACGATGCCGATTTGTCGTTTGCGTTGGACAACGGTGCCGGTGAGACGTTCACTATCGGTATAGATGATTCCGACTCCGACAAGTTCAAGATTTCAGACAACGCAACACTGGGCGCCAACGACAGGTTGGTGATCGACTCGGCAGGTGCTGTAACTATCGCAGGCGGTGTCACCGCCGCCGTAACCGGAAATGTAACCGGAAACGTAACCGGAAACGTGACCGGAAACGTGACCGGTGACGTAACCGGCGATGTGACGGGCGATGTGACGGGCGACCTGACGGGCGATGTGACAGGCGACCTGACGGGCAACGTAACCGGAAACGTAACCGGCAACGTAACCGGCAACGTGTCAGGTTCGGCTGGTAGTGCAACCGGTAACGCGGCGACAGCAACAGCCCTTGAAACAGGCCGAACCATTGGCGGCACGTCGTTTGACGGCACCGCCAACATTGTTCCCGGTTCAGCAGACACGTTGGCTACAGCCAGAGACATCGGCGGAACGGCGTTTGACGGGTCGGCGAATATTACACCCGCGAATATCACGGTTGCGGACACAGCCGATTCGACATGCAACGTGGCGTTGTTTGAGTCGGCTACAGGGGATCTACCCCCGAAAACTGATGCGGGTATTACTTACGACGCCTCATCAGGCACCCTGACCTCTACAGCGTTCTCTGGTCCTCTCACAGGCAACGTAACAGGTAATGCGTCAGGGACTGCTGCGACGGTCACAGGTGCCACCCAGTCCAACATCACAGCAGTCGGCACCCTCACGTCGCTTGGCGTGACGGGTGCGGTGGTCATGGGAACTGACGGCTCTGGCGTGGATGTCACTTTCCATTCCGCTACCGCTGGCGACTACGCCATGTGGGACTCATCAGAAGAAAAGTTGATCCTTGAAGGCACCAACGCGGCGACCGTTCTTGATGTCACCGATGGCAATGTTTCTATCGGTGACGGGACGCTCGCTGTTAGCGGGGCGGTGACGGTCGGTACTGACGGTGCTGGCGCTGATGTGACTTTCCATTCGGCCACCGCTTCGGACAACTTCCTGTGGGATGCCAGCGACGAGAAACTGGTCATTACGGGAACCGACGGGGCGAACGCCTTGGAGGTCGCTGACGGTAATGTTGAGATCACCGACACGCTGACCGTCACAGGAACCAGTGCGCTGAACGTCACGGGGTTCAGCGACAGTGTGGTTAGTCAGGCGCAGATGAAGGATTATGCCGAAACGGTGAACGCCATCGGGTCGAAGTCTGCTGCGTTCAACATCGACTTTGAGGACGGCAACGTTCAGACGGTCACCATTTCTTCAGGCACGTTCAACATCGGCATCACCAACTCGTTGGCTTCGCATTCCAACTCGGTGACGATTCTGGGAACCAACCTCGGAGCGGGGACGCCCTCGTTCGTCGCTGGGGCGCATGACGGCGGCGGCAACGCTGTGGTGTGGGCGGGCGGGACTGCACCGACGTACACCGCTTCGGGCACCGACGTTCTCTGCTTCACGACGTTCGACGGTGGCACAACCTTCTACGGCTTCGCCGCTGGGTTGGACTTCTCGTAATGGCTCCGCTCGGGGCGGCCAAGGTCGGCCTGTTCGCTGCTGCTGGTGCTGGTGGTGACACAGGCGCAGGCTATTTCGGCGGCGGTCAGTTGAGTAGTGGCGTCAAGGTGTCCACGGTGGACAAGTTCGCGTTCCCGAGTGACAGCCGCACCACGCTGGGGACGGGGTTGTCGGCAATAGGTAAGGCTCAGGGTGCGATGGCGAACAGTGGCACCGCGGGCTATTTCGGCGGCGGCCGCAACGGCAGCACCGAGGACACTGTTGACAAGTTCGCGTTCCCGAGTGACAGCCGCACCACACTGGGGACGGGCCTATCGTCAGACCGCGAAGGGGTGGCTGGTATGGCGAATAGTGGCACCGCGGGCTATTTCGGCGGCGGCTCTTACGAGGACACTGTTGACAAGTTCGCGTTCTCCGACGATTCGCGCACCACGCTGGGGACGGGCCTATCGTCAGACCGCGAAGGGGTGGCTGGTATGGCGAATAGTGGCACCGCGGGCTATTTCGGCGGCGGCTCTTACGAGGACACTGTTGACAAGTTCGCGTTCTCCGACGATTCGCGCACCACGTTGGCGACGGGGTTGTCCACGGGGCGTCTTTTTCTGGGTGCGATGGCGAACAGTGGCACCGCGGGATACTTCGGCGGCGGCAGGGAAGAAAATCCCACCTACCGCGTGGACACGGTGGACAAGTTCGACTTCTCTGACGATTCTAGCGCCACGTTGGGAACAGGGTTGTCGGCGGCCCGCCGCTACTTGGCTGGTATGGCGAACTCTGGCACCGCGGGCTACTTCGGCGGTGGCAATGAAAGCGGCGGCAGCGTGGACACGGTGGACAAGTTCGCGTTCTCGGATGATTCACGCACCACGCTGGCGACGGGGTTGTCCGCGGCCAAGTATGAAGTGGCTGGTATGGCTGACTCTGGGACCGCTGGCTACTTCGCAGGCGGCAGGGACCCTTACATGTCAACAGCGGTGGACAAGTTCGCGTTCTCCGATGATTCGCGCACCTCGCTGGGGACGGGGTTGTCCGCGGGTGTGGCCCTGTTTGCTGGCATGGCGAACTCGGGCGGCCTGTAATGAACATCCACGACGCCATCGCAGAAATCCAGCAGCCCCGCAGCCGCTACCAGTTGATCCACTTCGTGTTGGGTCAGCACGACACGCCCGAAATGCAGTTCTACCAGTTGATGATTGAACTTCAGGACATGGGGTACAAGTTGCGGATGGCTGAACTGAACGTCAAGAAAACCGAGGTGGAGATCACCCGCCTGCTGGAAACGGGTGACGAACTGGACGCCTTGGAGGCCGAAGAAAAGCAGGTCGGGCTGGAACAGACACTCATTGTGATGAAGGGTGCCCAGCGGGAGATCGCCATCTTGGAGGACATCTTCAACACCTGCCAGCACTACACCCGTGACGAGATCGAACACGCCCAACCCGAATACTGGCAGGCCCGCCTGACCCGCCAGACGAACCTCCAGATGATGTCAGGCAACGTCCAATGGGCGCAGTTGGATTCGATGCGCCAGATCGGCCTACTGGACGATCTCGTTGAGGCCCGCGAAGCCCAACTGGCCGAACAAGTGAAACTGGAGTTGGCCGAATGACCTACCTCAAATGGAAACTCTCACAGGGGACTTGGGGTACTGGTCCTGAGGGAACCATCGCGGACCGTGGCGGTAAGGCATCAGCGGGTTCGTATGTGGACGCCGCTGGCTACCGCATCGGCTACCTGACCCAGACAGCAGCGTTGACGGGTTTGGAAACGTGGGATGTCACCGAAGTAACCGAGGCGCAGGCGCTCACCTTCTGCCGACATTTCGATGAGGACGCCGAGGTGCTGCCCGATGGCCGCATCTCAGGGCCACCACCAGAGGACATTGAATAATGGAATGGATCGGCTTCGCAGGACTGATAGCCGCCGCCCTCATAAGCGGCGTCTTCGCGGTGGCCGCATCCAAGTACCGCCGTGAGAACACGGCGCAGCACGCAGCGAACCAGGTTCGCCTCGACGCCATCGGCACTGACATATCCGAAATCAGTAAAGATATTCGCTCTGTGCGCGAATGGCAGCACCGCCATTTGGAGTGGCACGCGGAGCAGGGCAATGTCTGAGCGTCAGAGTTTGTCTGAGCGTCAGAGTTTGGCGTCGATTCAGTATTCGAATCCGCAGCGTGACACGGTTCGGAAAGTTTTTTACCGGGGTAATCTGCCTGCGTCGGACACGTTGTTGTATACGTCTCCGAATCTGCCGGGTGCCCGTTCAGAGGTTTTGCAACTCATTTTCTGCAACACGTCGTCTGGTGCGGAGACGATCCAGTTGCATTCGGTTCCGAAGGGTGGGTCGTCGGGGATTGCCAACGCCGTGTTTTACGATTATTCGTTTGCGGCGAAGGCGACGGGGATCACGGATTCGTTGTCGCTGATTTTGGAGGAGGGAGACATGTTGCGTGGGCAGGCGTCTACTACCGGCAAGTTTTCGGTGATTATCACCGGTCTGGTCGAAATGAGGGCCGGAGGCTTGGCCTAAACGCATCCGTAGGTTAGCCTTTGGTGCATGGTAGTAGACCACGAAATCAAGACGTTGCCTGTAATGCTGGGTGCCGGACTCGTATCAACCCGTTACGGTGTGTTCGAGAACGGCAACCTCGTTGACCTCGCCTATGAGTATGAGTCTGCTAAGATGATCGTCGAGTCCCGTAAGGACATGTGGGCAGATCACGGCGAATAGGTGGTTGATGATTCCAGTAACTGGCAGCCATGTCGACTTGAGCCTGTTGCATCCTCGGTTCGAGGAACGGCTCAACCATTTCTTTGCCGATGGCCGGATCGCCAACAAAGTCAAAGTGGTGTCTGCGTGCAGGTCGTATGCGTCGCAGAAATGGTTATACGAAAGGTATAAAGCAGGCAAAGGCAACCTCGCAGCGAACCCGGATTGGTTGCGTCCCGACGGGTACTTCCGCGGGTCGTTTCATCAGGAGCAGCCGGATGGTTACTGTTACGCTGTCGACCTGCGTATCACGAAATGGAACAGCATTTCAAAGAAGTCGGTGACAGAGATTGCGAGACGGTACGGGTTGCGGCCAACGGTGTGGAGCGAGTGGTGGCATTTCCAGCCCCGCGACGCGAAGGAGTGGTTTGCGTGCATGGCGTACCCGGATACGAAACATATGTACGCGGAAACCGACTGGGAGCAGATTGTTGCAGCGGTCAGCGACGTGGGTCGCAGAATCGGGTTGGCTCCGCTGCGTAGGGGTTCAAGGGGTGAAGATGTTCGTGTGGTGCAGAACCGGTTGAATGCTTTGGATTTCAACTGTGGCACCGCTGATGGTGTGTTCGGCAGGAAAACTAGGCGTGCGGTGAAAGGACTTCAACGGGCGTGCCTGCTCGTTGTTGATGGTGTGGTGGGTGCTAAGTCATGGTCGGCTATGTGGAAACCGGAGGTGCCGAATGGCATCTAAGCAGCAGACGTTAGAGGAGTACGCCAACACGTATCGTCGTCCTACGACGATGTGGGCGGAGTCGGAACTCCCTGACGATGTGAAGGAACAGATTCTCAGCATGAATCATGTGGGCGCCCGCAAAGTTGTGCGGTGGCTCCACACCCTAGGTTTCGACGCTGCGACGGATGCGAAGATTGAGCACTTCAGACGCCGCCACGCCTGATCTAGCCGACTTTGTTACCGCCACTCAGGTAGCACATGTCCGTGCTGAACGCGACGTTGCGAAGGCAGCGTTGTCTAAGGCGGAAGATGAACTGCTTACGTTGTCTAAGGAACTACGGGTGTTCCGTGGTTTGCAGTCGAAACTGTCGTCTACTCCGAAGTGGTTGACTCCGCGTCGAGCAAAGAAAGATTCGGTGGGCACGATTTGTGTCGTGTTGTCTGACTGCCATTTCGACGAGGTGGTGCGTCCTGAGGAAATGAACGACGTAAACGCCTATGACCGCAACATAGCAGTAAAGCGATTACGAAGGTTTTTCGACAAGATAGTGGTGTTGACCCGCGAGTATTTGTCGGGGTTGGAATACGACGGTGTGGTGCTGTTTCTCGGGGGAGACATTTTCTCGGGGGACATCCACGATGAACTAACCGAAACCAACGAGGACACCATGTTGGGGTCGCTGCTGTTTTGGTCGGAACACATCGCTTCCGGTATAGCCATGTTGGCTGACGAGTTCGGCAAGGTGCATGTGCCGTGCGTTGTCGGTAACCATTCTCGCCGGACCCGTAAGCCACGGTCGAAACTGCGGGCACGCGACAACTTCGACTGGTTTTTGGCGCATCAGTTGGCTCTCATGTTCAACGACGACGACCATGTATCGTTTCAGATACCAGAGTCGACAGATGCGATTGTTCCGGTGTACGACACGACGTATTTGTTGACTCATGGCGATCAGGCGCGGGGCGGTCAGGGGATCGGTGGACTCTGGCCGCCCCTGCTACGAATGCGCGCCAAGAAGTTGCAGAACTATGAGGCGATGGGTTCTCCGTTCGACATCATGGTGTGCGGTCATTGGCATCAGTTGATTCAGGCGGCTTCCAACGGGTTGATTGTGAACGGTTCAACGAAAGGGTTCGACGAGTTTGCCTCGACAATGAACTTCGGGTTTGAGCCACCGCAGCAGGCTCTTTGGATTACAGTTCCGGGCAATGGCGTGGTATGGCAAGCGCCTATACTCGTTGCTGACCGCAAATCTGAACGCTGGTAACATGGCTGTATGGCTACCCTCACTTCGCTGCTAACGGACGTACGAAACAAACTCGACGAAACGACTTCTGGTCAGTGGACTGACGCCGAGTTGCGTACGTGGATCAACGAGGCTGCACGCGACATGTCGCGCCGGTCTGAAACCCTTCAGTCGTCTTCAAACATTTCGGTTGTTGCGGATACGCAGGAGTACACGCTTCCTACTGACACGTTGCGTGTACACAGGGTTGAGTGGCGTCCTACGGCGTCGTCGAATGTGTACCCATTGGAGTACCGGGATTTCAACTCGATGGACGCTGTGTGGTGGTCGTCGCAAACCACGTCGAAGGGTTACCCCACCTTTTACACAATGTGGGGGTATCCGCCTGCGTTGAAGGTTGTGTTGTATCCGACTCCTTCCGAGGTGGGTGTTTTGAAAGTCTTCTACTATCAGCATTCCACTGATTTGGCGACTGACGGTACAGCCGATTCGTCTACCGTTCCTGTTCCTTCTGGTTATGAAGATTTGTGTACGACGTATTGCGAAATGGTTGCGTTGCGTAAGGACCGTGATCCTCGCTGGCAGGAGGCTCGTGCGTTGTACATGGATTCGTTGACTGAAATGTTGGATCGGACTCGTCGGTGGACTGATCAGGGAGATTTCATTCAGGTTGGTCAGTCGCATCTGCCGGGTTGGTTGTGGGGTGGCGAATGGTAAGACGCAACCTTTTCACGGAGGCGATTCCTCCGGGTCAGTCGGAGCCACCGACTGGCACTTTGCCTGCTGACTCCGATCCGCCGGGCGGCGGTGACAGAGGCGTGTTACCGGGCGCGCTCGACGTGGGCAGTGAGGGGGGAGCGCTGGCGGGCGAGTGGGCGACCTCCCCGCCCGGCCAGCAGCGTGCCGCTCCGGGTGTTTTAGGTAAAATAGGCGCGAACATCGTGTCTGGTGCTATGGACTTGGCAAAGCAGGTGTCTACTCAAGACATTGCCGGTTTGAGTTCGCTGATCGAGTATGAGTCCACGGTGGCGGCGGCGCAGGAACCTGTCGATTTTACAAACTGGGAGGAACGTACACGTCTTCTCGATAATCGTCAGAAGAACATCATGGAGGCGGCGACAGCCAACATGGATTTGTCGGCGATCACCGGTGAGGAACTGGAGTTGCGGCTTATGCAACTCGGGTTGGATGAGCAGGAAGCCAACAACTTGTTGGGCCGTGTCGGGTTGGCCCGGGCGGGTCTCGGCATTGACCAGCAACGCATCGACTTGGACGCGGCGGGTGTCGGCGAGTCAATCGACTTCTTGAACCAGACTCTCAGCGACGTTGATTTGACCGAAGCGTCTCTGGGACGTGATCTGGCGACGATCGCTGATCAACTGTCGATGACCGATTTGGAGAAGGGAGAAATCGGTTACCAGAAGGAAGACGTGGGGGATTTGGATGAGATTGCCCGCACGTTGTTGGCGGCTCGCGAAGCGTTGCTGGGTGAGGAGTCCGCTGTCGGCGAGGGGCGCATATCGGTGGAGCGTCAGCGACTCGATTTGGAGAAGGAATCCACCAGCCTTCAGGCTGACCGTGCCATGAAGGCTGCTTTACGTGACGCTTATGCACGCGGAGCGTCGTTTACTACTGGGATACGGGAAGACGTAACAGACTTGGATCGTTCTCGCGAACTGGCGTTGGACGAGTTGGCGTTGCGTAACACCGGTCTTGATTTGGCGTCTCGGGAACTGTTGGCGCAAACCGGTTACCAGTCAACGGAGATCGAAGCGGCGAGAGACAGGGCCGACATCGACTTGGATGCGAACCTGCGTGCGTTGGACATGGACTTTACTGAAATCGAGTTCATGGCGGACCGGTTGGGCCGGTCGGCTGCCGATGTTACTGATGCGATCACCCGGTTGGACACCGACCGGTTGGGTATCCAGTTGGAGATTTCCGACCAGACTCGTCGGCTTTCGCAACTCGGTTTGGACAGCGACGAGATCGCTAATCAACTCGCCGAGTTGGATTACGACGAGGCGGACGTTCAGTTGGCGTTGTCTGCCCTTGAGTTGCAAACCGAGGGTGTCGGTTTGGAACAACGGACTTTGGCAGCAAACGATTTGTTGAACCAACTCGCTGTTGAGCGTGAAATCGACACGATCGACTTGCAGCGTGTCGGCTACTCGGAGGAAAAGGCGAAGCAGGCAGCGCAACACGAGGAGTGGCGTAAGATAACCGCCGCGAAGGAAGATTACCGCGCTGATCAAATGGAACAGCAGGAGGCTAGGGGCGGCATAGCGGCGACGGTGGCTGCGAAACAGGCGATTGAACAGTGGGCGCCTGTGTTGGCTGGCATGACGCAGGCTGACGCTGAGCAGATCACGTCAGCGTTTCCGACTCTGTTTGACGAAGTTTCGTATCCGGGGGCTACGGAATCTGCGAGCCAAGTCTTTATTCCGCAGTACGAGATCAACCCCGACTTTGATATGGATTTCAACCCCACCTTTGAGTACGAGTTCAACCCCGAGTTTGACTTTGACATGGGCGGCTTCAACTCCGAGTTTGATTTCGGCGGCGATTTCGGCGGCGGCGATTTCGGCGGCGGGGGCGGCGGCGGGGGCGGCGGACCCGGCATGGACGGGGGCGGCATGGGCAGCATGGACGAAGGCCCCCACGAGGGCGACTTCGGGGGCGACTTCGGCGGCGGCGACGACGGGGGCGGGGTCTTTGAGGAACCTCCAGTCGACGATGGGCCCGGAGATGACACGGGGCTTGGACCTTTTGAGGATTGGGACCCGCCGGAAGATCCAGTCGACTCGGGAGCGTTCGACCCGGGAGCGTTCGAAGATTTCGATTTCGGGAGCATGTTCGGAGGTTTGTTCAATGCAGCCCCGCAGGCGACCGGGTACACGATGGACCCCGGAGGACGGCGAACCACTTCGGAAGATTTGTCCGGTCAGTTGGGTCAGTCCGACGACTTCGCACCAGCGTTGTTGAACGAACTGGGTGCGCCTGTGTTGGCGAACAATCTGGAAACACTTGGTTCATGGATGGCCGCTGAGGGTACGACAGCAAGGTTCAACCCGTTGGCTACCACGAAGCAGGGCGGCAAACCGGGTGATCCGGACCGTGACCAGTACGACCAGTTCAACGAGGTTGGTGTGAAGAACTACCCTGATTTCGCTACGGGCGTGGATCGTACGGCAGCGACTCTACGTGATTCGTTTGCGTTGCCAGTGTTGGAGGGTTTGATGAACAACGTGCCTGCCGACGTGATGAACACAGACCATTTGGTAAACGCGGCGCTGTCAACGTGGTCTGGCGGGGGTTACACCGAGTTTCCGAACGTGGCTACACCGGGGCCTGCTTATGGTCCACCGAGATAGGTTAGGATTCTGACATGGCTACTCCTGCTCAACTGTTAGGTCAGTTGGCGCAACAGTTCGAGGCTGCCGGTAACCCGCAGTTGGCTAACGTGTTCCGAGGCATGGCCAGCCCTAGCGGCGGCGGTGTACGTCCGGGAACCTCGACGTTCGGCAACGTATCTGTCGGCGCCCGTCCACCGGTTGGCCAGTTGGCGGGCCAGTTGACTTCTCCGATGATAGGCGGTCGGTCGGCTTCGTCATTTAGGCCGCCGTTGCAGTTGGGTCCAGGTTCACCTTCGGACCTCTGGATCACTAAGGATGCCAGGCGAACAGCGGGTCAGGCTGCGGCTAGGGCGGCGGCTTCACCTCGTTCGGGTGCTGGCGTGCAGCAGGTGTTGGGCGGCCAGTTGGGTCCGTTCGGGCGGGGTCCCCGTCCGTGGTCTGAGGCGACGGCGTTTCCTCCGGCTGGCAGTCGGGGGATTCCGATGCCGCGACGTGCTTCGTCGAGTTTGGTGCAGTCGATGGGTTCACCTCATTTGAATCCGACTGCGGCATTGACCCGTCAGAACGCTGCGATGCGCGGGTTGGCTTCTCAGGTGCCTAGCCGTACGGCTGCTGCTGCTGGCGGGGCGGGTGCTGGTCGTCCGAGAATCCCAACGTCTGCCGGGGCGGGTGCTAAGGGTCCGTTCCAGATGGGTCCGATTGGTTCAACTGGTCCCGGTCGGCCGATGGGGAATCCGCGGTCGGTCAAGGCTGCTGCGTCTGCGTTGAAGGTTTCCCCGACTTCAGCAAAGCCCGGTCTGGCTGCTGCTGGCGCTGGCGCTGCCGCTGCCGGTGGTGGTGTGGGGCATACAGATTATGCGAAGGCGCGCATAGGGGTGAAGAACTGGGCTAAGACGTTCCGTAACCCGGTGAAGATTTTCGAGTCTGCTAGGGATGTCGCTAAGGGTAAGGGTGGCCGGATCAGGGGTACTGCGGCTGGTTCGTCGGCTGCTGGTGTGTGGAAGGCTGCGAACCCGGCGATGGCTGTGGCGAGCGTCGGCTACCTGCTGCGGGTTCACGAATGGTACGACGAGGGAACTCAGGGCGATCAGGTCGCTGAGGGAATGTTGATTGGTGCGTCGTTTGGTGCGTCGTGGGGCGGGATCGGTGCTTTGGTGGGTGCACCGGTCGGCATGGCGTTGAACGTTTTGACTCAGGGCAAGGCTGCTGATTACATTCAGCAGATGCCGGTGCTCGGTGCGTTTTTCGGCGAAGATGTGAAAGAAAAGTTCGACATATCGAAGCACGGCCGTGACATGTTCGCAACGGCAGCGAAGTTGCAGGGGGTTGAGAACCCCGACGAGGTTGTCGAGGCGGCAACGAAGCAGTTGGAAATGTTCAACTCGATGTTTGAGACGGCAATGCTCGACCCGGAGCAGGCTTTCCAAATGGTTCTCACGTCGGGTCGTATTGCTGGTTTGACTGGTTTCCCGTGGAACCCGGAGGAACTCACGCCGATCTATTCTGCTGAAGACATTTCTGCGATAACCAGCACGATCAGCGACGAGTTGCGTCCGCTGCACGATGTCGCTAACGGTTTGAGAACACAGGATTTCAGCCATATCGCCGACGAGGCCACTCGTGCAAGGCTGATAGCGGTGGCGCAGCGGGCTGCTGGCGACATCGAAGAAGGGTTTGCTGCGTCGGTGGGTGTTCCGGCGCAGTCAGCGATCTTGGCTGGCGCGCAGCAGCGTCAAACCTCTCAGTCTTTGGGAGGCCAGTTGCCCGGCTTGGACGACTTTGGGGCGCTTTTGTCCGGCGTGGGTTGATGAGTCGTGGCGACGTTCACGACGCCGGTTCTTCCCGGTAGAACCAAGGGTCTCGAAACTTCCAAGGAACGGTGGCGTCGCCGCGCTCAGGTGGCTATGGCGAACAACGTCCCGTTGGACATTGTTCAACAGGTTTACCTTTACGATCAGGAACGGGTAAACCGGGGCGGCAACCCGATGTCGGACCGCGAGGCTGCGGTGTCGATTCTTGGTGCTCAGGGTAAGGGTGGTGAAACGGGTCGGGTCGGCGGGTTCTTTGAGAACGCTGCTACCGATTTGCGGGACATTGTTCTCGGGTTGCCGCAACTACCGGGGTTTATTTTGAAGGAACCTGCGGCGATGGGCGACCCGGAAACCGGGTTGGGTGCTTCAGTTTCGGCTGGTTTGGAAGCCATGTCGGAGGGGGATTTCGGCAAGGGGATAGCGAAGATCGCTGGTGCTCCCGGTATCCGGTTGGTTCCCGGTTCGTTCACAGCGGAGATGCTGGGTGGTGGCTACGAGGGAGACAAGGGTCCGGGGGAACTCGCTAAGCATCCGTTGTTCACGTTCTTGGATTTGTTGCCGATCGCATCGAAGGCTGGTTTGACTGACGCGGCGTTGAGTCGTCTCACTGGTTCCAGCCCGTGGAAGCGTGCCGCTCAGAATCTGGAGAACCGTGGTTGGGGTCGTTCCGCTACGCAAACGGCTCGTGAGTTCCGCAAGGGTCAACGCCTCGCCGAGGAGGGTGTGATCGGCGAGGCGTCGCTGGGCAGGCCCGGTGTCGGTACTCACACCGAACTTCAGGAACATCTTCTCAACTGGGCCGACACGTTCGACGACGCGGAGATGACGGCAACGTGGGATTATTTGGAGCAGGGCCATTGGAAGTCTGGCGGTGCGCCACCTAAGTGGGCGGTCGATTCCAACCGCGGTGATGCGTGGTCGTCGATGGTTGAGGACGCTAAGGCGATGGGCGACTGGTACGGCAAGCACGGTGAGGTAACTGGTGAAGTGTTGTCGGTCAACGGCGAGTTGTTCCCGAATACTCCTGCTGTCCGCAAGCATCTGAAAGACATTCAGGAGGCTAAGGGAGGGAAGAAGAAGACCGGCAAGTCGCAGGAAACTACCGAAGCGAGACGTGTTCGTGCGGAAACGGTTCATGCTGAAACAACAGCGAAGATCGCCGATTTGGAGTCGTCGTTGTCTGTTGTTGATGCTGTCCGGTTCTCCGATGAGATAACAGAAGCGGTTACCAGCACTGAACGGTTGGTGATGCCTGATTTGGGTCAAGCCGATGATGTGGCGAAGGCTGAACGGGTGCTTCAGTCTGACACGGACGCTGCGTCTCGGTTGGCTCCAACTAAGAGCCATGTCGTTGAGGAGACGGCGTGGCCTGACGATGTGGCTCCGCTGCGTTCCGGCGAGTCTGCCTATTTGGCCGGGGAGAGGTCTCCTGCGTTTGAAGGCGAGTCGGTTGTTACGAAGCGTGCTGGCCGGGCGCCTTCAACCGAGGAGGGCCAGTTGTTGCAGGTCCGCCAGAAGTTGGATGGCGAAGTTGTCGCTGAACGGGCCGCTGAGGTTGTGGATCGGCGTGTCGCTGCTCAGGAACAGTTGAATCGGGTTGTGGTGGAGCGTCGGTTGACTCCGGCTCAGGCTCGTAACGTGAAAGCGGCTGCTGAGGGGCGGTTGCATCCCGGTTCGTTGGAGGATCGTGTCCGCGCTTTGAACGACCAGATGGGTGATGCTGCCGTGAATCTAGATGAGACGATCACGGTGCCGCGGTTGGATCGGTTGGGCCGCGATGTCGAGGTGAAGATGACCCGGTTGGCGTACGAGGTCGACGAGTTGAAGGCGGGGGGTTGGGAAAACAAGGTTGTTGATGGTGAAGCGTTTTCTCGGGAACCGTCGAAGTCTCGTGTAGCAAAGTTGGTTCGCCGGTCGCTGAAGAAACGTCGTGCGTCGTTGTTGGCTGCTGCCGACGAGGCTGGTGCGTTCCGTGTGGGGACACCGGAGGCTGCTGAGGCTGTCCGGGTTCGCATCAGCAGCACCATCAATGATGACATCGCCGATTTGTTGGATCGGCACATAACCGACGAGGCAACTATTCGGGTTGCTAAGGGCCACGACCCGTCTGATTACCGCATCGACCCTGTGACGAGTCGTCCACGCCCCGGCGACAGTTATCCAACAAGGTTGACGAGTCGGGAAAAGGACATGATTCGCACGGGTCGTGGAACCCGACGTGTGGTCGATGAGAAGGGAACTACGTGGGAGGTGTACGAGTTCGACCCGACGATTGAGGTGTCGAGTTGGGGTGCCCGTCGAACCCTTTCGGAAGAGTTCGCTGCGGCTGAGGGTGAAGTTGTTCACGGCAACACAGCGTTCAGAAACTTTTCCGATGAGGCGTTGGACAAGTTGTCAGCGATTGACGACTGGACCGAGTTGGATGCCGCCCAGTTCGTGGAGTCGGAACGCGCCGGGTTGACGGCCGACGCAGTAGATCAGATCACTGTCGATTTGTTGGATGCTGCAACTGTCGACGCTGCCGAAGCGTTTGTCATGGTGGAGGGGCGGCCTGTGTCGGTGGCTGCGTTGCGTGTGTTGGATCGTGCCGCTGAGATTCTTCCTGAACGGTTGGCTGAGATGGTGCCCCGTAGCCCTGAGTGGGAACCGATCCGGCAGATGGCCGAAGGAGATTTTGTAAAGCCCGGTGTTTCCATCGTTGAGTCTTCGTCTTCTCAGGCTGGCCGGTTGGCAGAAAACACTGCCCATTTGGCGCAGATAGACGAACGTATCGCAGCGTTGGAGTCTGGTGCGAAGGCTGCGTCTGTTCCTGCCGACGATGTGTTGCAGGCGGAACTGGCGTTGAATCGGGCCACGGAGATGGAGTCGCAACTTCAGTCTCGTATCGAGGCGGTGAAGTCGGGGGAGGCGCAGCCGGGGTTACGTGAAGTAAAGGAGACTTTGGCCCGCCACCCGGATGAGGCTGCGTTGAGGCAGTTGTACGACCAGTTGGATGACATAGATTCACAGGGCATCAGCCACCCGTTGTTTAGTGTCCGTGACGATTTGGCTGCTGCTGCGGCGGAACTGGAATCCGCTGGTATACGTGTGAAGCCGTCGCCGGTGAAGTCGAAGGCGTTGCTGGCGACACGTAAGGCTCGCACGGTCACCGATCCGGGTGACCCAGCGGGGTACAAGGTTGCTGCGGCGCGTAAAAAGTCAACATCTAAAAAGGTGGATTCGGCTCGGAAACGCAAGGCACGTATCGACACGGCGTTTTCGAACCTCAAAGCAGGGATGGTTGGAACGGTCGACAATCCCGGTCCGTTGCGTAAAGCAGAGGTTGCTGCCCGCACCGGCGATTACACAGCGGCCCGGCAGCATCTTCGCACGGCGCGAAACAAACTTGGTTCGAAAACGATGGACGAAGTTCGCCGTCTCGCTTCCACCAAGTCGCCTGTGTTGGCTGATGAACTGGCCCGCATCGAGTCTCGTATCGAAGCGGTGTATGCAGATATGCCTACAAATCAGTCGCTCAAAACGGCGCGGAACAGTTTGGCGGGGGCACGTTTGCGGTTGGCGAAGTCCGCTAAGGCTATCGAAACTGGGATGGCTGATGAGTCTCGGTTGGTGGGGAAGATCGCCGACGAGATGACTGAAGCGGAGATTGCTGCGACGAAGTGGGCTAGCGGCATAAGGAATCTGCCTGCCCGGTTGCAGCCGATGTATAACCGGGTGTTGAGTTCGTTGCTGGCTAGGCGTTTGTCGTCCCCGTCGGTGTCTGACAATGCCACACGCAAGTTGACGTTCGGCAAGTACAAGGAGGCTGCGAAGGCTGCTGGTGTTCCTGAAAAAGAGTTCCGGCTTCTGGAACGTGAGGCGTTTGACACGGTGGCGTCGTTGCGGAAAGCGGGTTACGAACCGGTGTGGTTGCCGCATCGCCAAGTTGGTAACCGTGGCCGCGCTCCGGGGAAACTGTTCGGCCAAAAGATTGTTACTCCGTCGATGTTCAAGCAGCGGTACCTCAACCCGGAGCCTTACATCCGCAACCTCGCTGTCGCGTTTGAACAGAACTCTGCTGATTTTATTAGACGCACCGCTACCGAGGCTTTGTATTTCGGAGACGAGGCTGCTGGTTTGACCGGGTTGTTCAACATGTTCGGCAAGACTTGGGACGACTTGATGGACATGTATTCCGACGAGATTGCGTCTCAGCGTGCAAAGCAGCCGCATGTTCCTCCGGAAAACATTGCTCAACGGGTTATCCGTAAGGACTGGGCCACGGTAAACCCGACGAAATGGGGGCTGAGTGAGAAGTGGGCGCCGCAGTCGAAGATCAAGTACCGCCGACGCGGGTTGGGTACCGACCCTGAGGATGCGAAGGTGGCGATCGACAACATTTACATGCCGCGGGGTGTTTCAGCCACGGTCGAGGGGATGCAGAAAACCGGCGGGTTGATACCGTTTCGCAATACTTACGATCAGGTAATGGACGTGTTTCGTGTGTCTGCGTTGGCGTTGTCTCCCCGGTTCTTGGTTTACAACGCTGTGGGCGGTATGGCGATGTTGATGGCTCGCACCGATCCGACGGTGCTGCGGCACCTGCAACGTGCGAAGAAGATGGTCGACGACGGTGAACTGCCGCCCGAGATTTCTACTGGTGCTGCGATGGTCGACCCGGATTTGACGAAGGCGTTCACGCAGGACATTTCAAGGCTCGCTACTGACAAGCGCACAGGGTTTATGTGGGGTATCGGCGAGGGTCGTTGGTTGGGGGAAACGCTTCGCAACGTGCAGAAGGCTGCGAACAAGTCGTTTCAAATCAACGAATGGTTCGACAACGTGTACCGGGCTATGGCTTATCTCGACGAGTCAGACAAGGCGTTGGCGCGGGGTGCTACGGCTACGGAGGCTGCCGAGTCTGGCATCAAGTTGGCGAACAAGATTCTGCAAGATTGGGATGCGATGCTTCCGTGGGAGCGCACAATCATGCGTCGCGTGTTCCCGTTCTACGGCTGGATGAAGCATGTGTTGAAGTACACGTTCACGTTGCCGTATGACCATCCGATGCGGGTATCGGTGTTGACCAACTTTGCTGCGAACGAGATGGAAGATTACCGGGAGGGGATTCCTCAGTGGATGGCGTCCACGTTCTTTATCGGCAAGGAAGGACCAGACACGAAGCAGTGGTCGGTGAACATGCGGTCAGCCAACCCGTGGGCCGATGTGGCCCGGTACGCCGACTTTGATTCACGCGAGTACGGGTCTGGTGTGGTCCTCGGGTTTTTGACGCAGATGTCTCCGATCGCGTCGAGTGTGATGGAGTCGATGGGTGTCAGCCCAATGTCTGGTCGTGCCCGGTTGTACCCGGAGATGTCGTATGACCCGGAGACGGGGCGGTTGAGGTCGACGGCTCCCAGCATTCTTCATTCGTTGCCAAAGGCGATTGTCCCTCAGGTTGAGGGGGTCGCTGGCCTCGTCGAGTTGGCTGGCATCAGTTCAGGTAGTAGAGAACTTCGCAACATGCGGGTCAACAACCCGGATGCGTTTGTTGCCCGTATCTGGTCGTCGTTCGGGTTGCCGTTTGCGCCTCGTAGACGGTCGCGTTCGTTCGAGTTGCAGAAGTCTGCGTTGGCTCGTGAACAGGCTGCTGGTGACGCGGTGAATCGGGCGTTGCGTACAGGCGACTGGGGTGATGCGCTAGGATACGAACAGGCGCGGATACGTGGCCAAGTGTTCAAGGTCGACAATCTGTATGCGCTGGCAAAACGCAACCCAGAACTATTGGAGGTGATCTTGAGTGCCTCGAGTCGGTGATACACACTTCCCGTATACGGCTAAGGGACGCAAGCAGGCTAAGTCTGCTGCGAAAAAGTCGGGCAAAAAGGTCGCCCATAAGAGAGGATCGTACTAATGAACTACCGAGACATACTTGAACGGGCTGTTGTCACGTTCGTGCAGGCTTTTCTGAGCGTGTTCGCGGTCGCCGATCTGGCTTCAGCCGAGGCTGCCGCGGTCGCCGGTGCTGCTGCTGTCCTCAGCCTCATCAAGGGCGTAGCGGCTTCCCAGTTCGGGGACGGTTCCCCATCTGCCCTGTCGTAACTTGGCGGCAGCGTAATGCTTTAGTTCGCGGCGGTACCTGACTCGTTGACGGGCTGTGTACCCGCCCCATATGCCGAACTCTGATTCGAACTCAAGGGCGTAGTCGAGGCAGCAGTTGTTGACCGGGCATGTCCGACAGGTCGCGACGGCTTCCTGCTTGGTGTGGATGGAGAAGAACGTCTCCGAGTCCATGTCTTTGCAGGATGCCTGTTCACGCCACCATTCGCCGTCGGCTATCGCCCTGAGTCGTCGTTCAGAATGGTTCAACTTCCGCCGTCTGGTCTTTCACCCATGCGAGGGCGTCGTCTACTAGGGGCCGTTCGAGGTCGTCGACGGGTCCAAACTTGTCGCGGAACTCGTCGCGCAGTTCCCGTGTCACTCCGGGTGCCGTCATACGTGACCTGATTTGCATTCGTTCCCCTTCTCCTGCTTTGATCTTAGTGACCACGGTGCCGGGGTTCAGGGATTCCCTTGCCTTGTCGATCGCTGCTTTAGTGGAAGGTGGAGGGGGTGGAGGGGGTGGTGGTGGTGCGCTATCCGCTGGTTCCTCGACGATCGGCGGCGACATCGACGACGCCACAGTGTCCCACTGCTCTTCTACGGTGGGGAGCGACACGTCGAACGCACGTCTGAGCGCCATGACTTCGGCGCATTTGACTGCCATCTCGGGTCCGTACTGTTTGTTCGACCCTGATTTGGCGTACCGGCCTCTGTATCGGAACGGATGCGACATGTCCTTTCGGTACACTTCGACAACTGCCCACCATTCTTTGTCGTTATCACCTTCCTCCATGACGGCCAGCCCGTCGAGTTGGTGGGACTGGTGTGCCAGATGCAGCAACCCGTCTCGTGTGACGTATGTGCTCTTGCCGGATTTGTTGCCGATGAGTACAACGTGTTTGAGTAGGGGGTCGAAGCCGTACCGGTTGCAGACTTCGACGAGTGCATGTGTCGCCGTGTCGTTCGGGTTGAGTCCCAGATATTTGAGGACTTCCTCCTGCTTTTCTGGTGTGATGGCCGGGGCCTTCACTATCGCTGTCATTTTTTTTCCTTCTTTCCACTTGTTGATCGTCTTGGATGAATGATAGTATCGAGGTGTGACAGAGCCACAGCGTTTAGGTCAAGCCATGCCAGTTATCGCCACTCGTGGCCGACCGTCTGCTTTGCGGCAGATGATCGCCAAGTCTGGCGCCCCGATGTACTTCGTCGCGGGGGTGTCGGGGATAGACCCGTCCACGTTGTCGAAGTACGCCAACAGGCGTCTACCGATACGCCACCACCACATGCTCGCTTTATGCGGGGTGTTCGAATGCGACCCGGAAGACTTGATGGATGAGGACGACTCCGAGTAGTTGGGAAGTTGTTCATTGCGAACGGCCGTTTACTCAAAACGGGTTGTACGGCCGGGGCAACCACTACACCCGGGCCAAACTGGTGAAGCCGTGGCGTGAGGCGTTTGCGTGGCTGGCTAAGAAAGCCCGCATCCCGCACATGGACAGGTGTCTGATTGTTGCCACACCCCACTTGTCTGACAACAGGTTGCAGGACACAGGTGCGTGTTTCCCTGCGGTAAAGGCTGCGATCGACGGGTTGGTCGACGCAGGGGTTCTCGACGATGACGGACCCGAGCATGTCACCGAGTTACGTTTCTTCCGACCAGTCGGCAAGTCCGACCTCGGCAACGCTTTGGTTGTAGAAGTCCACCGACTCGCGTAACGAGCAGCAGCACTCACGTCTGCCTTCGTTGTCGTAGCAGGATCGTTTATGTGCCCACTTCGTGGAGGGCGATTTCCATTCCGAGTCCACAGATTTGTTCTTCGACACTCAACATTGCTCCTTCGTCGTTGTTCACGTTGCTTATCCATTCCATTTGCTCGAGCATCCACACGGTTTGCACCGCCGCGACCTGGGCTAGTTGGGTGGAGTCAAGTTCTTCTAACAGGCTGCGTGTACCTGATCGGCTGAACGACTGGTCGTGGTCCCACGCTGCCCGCAGCAGACCTACAGCGATTTTCCCTGCTTGTATCACAGGATGTCCAGAAGGGTCGGTTCTTCTCGGCTCTCCTGTGCCTTCGGGTTCAGCCATACTACTTCTGTCCTCTTGCCTCGTGGCTTGATGTCACGGGTCCAGTCGTCTCCCTTGCCCCGTTGACTTGCTGTCATTGTAGTAACCCGGTCGAACTCGACTCGTGCCCAACCTGATGTATCTAACTGGTTGTAAATGGGGTGGTCGTACCCGGATACTACTGCGTAACCGTTTACGCTGATCAGGGTGTCAACCATCCGCTCGTGGTCCTCGTTGCTCATTTCGTGGGCGTAGTACTCTGTCTCTACACGGGTGTCGTGAACATACGGAGGGTCCACGTAAAGCACCGTCGTTGCACCATCCCAATACTCGATGCTCTCAATGGCATCTCGTTGATCTACCTGAACGGCGCTGAGGCGGTCGTAGATGCCACCTAATCGGTTTATAATCGATTTCCACCCGGAGATGACCGCCGACTCCCCGGAGACGCTTATAGCGGCTCTGGACCAGTTGCCTTGGGTGCGGTAAACGCGGCCTACGACACTCTGGTTCATGTTGACAAACATCGCCCACGCCTGTTCAACAGGGTCGACCGGCTCGATCCCACCTTTGACTATGGTCAACGCTTTGACAAACTCCTCCTTGGAGTACAGCGTCGACCTGAGTCGTCGTTCCAGTTCGATGGAGTGTTCGGGGTGTTGGATGACCCGGAACAGGTTCACAAGGTTGCCGTCAAGGTCGTTGTACACCTCAACAGGGGAGGGTTTACGGTTGAGCAGCACCGACCCGCCTCCGCCGAACACGTCGACAAAGAGTTGATCGTAAGGTATGAGCGGCAACAAGTCGTCCAACATGCCACCTTTACCTCCCGGCCATTTGAGTAGTCGAAGGCTCAAGTTTCTAGTCCAGAGAGTGCGCCTTCGGCGATCTCCGTCCAGTTGACCCGCCACACGCTACCTACGTCACGAAGTACCATTTCGAAGTTCCCTATGAGCGTGTGCGTGCCCGAGGATGACAGAAAGTCGGCCATACCATCGAGGTAGTCGTTGAAGACCTGTTCGATCGCATGACCCGTCCCGTACTTGCTGTCGCCTCTAGCGTGCGACTCGACTACTGCCTCGTCTAAAGACTTACTCCAACCTTCGTCGTTGATCATGTGAAGGTTCGCTGCCCACGTTTCCCGGTTCGACCACCCGTTGTACTCCTCGTCTTTGCACGCGGAGCAGCAGGGCTTGACAACCGCCGCCTCCACTTTTTCTGTGTGCCCGTGGCCGGGGCATTTCGAGCATTTCATGGCTTCTCTCCTTCCGTACCCCCCAGATGCTGGTATAGGGCTTCAAGGAGCACGCGGATCTTACACAACTCCCGTTCGATGCCACACAGGGCGCGGCCCTCCGTGTTCTGGTACTCCAGTGCCCGCTTTTGGCGGGCGTTCCATTCCTCAGCGTCGCTACTCAACATTGCTTTCCATCTCCTTCATTGCTTCGTCGATCATGTCGTTCAGTACTTGTAGTACTTCACCTGTCGGCACGTTCAGGTGTGCGCCTACTTCGTAGATGCAATGTGCCAAGTCTTTTACTTCAGCAAACCGGCCAAAGTAGTCTTGGATTTCAGACCCGAGGTGGCACTGTATGTCCAGATGAAGGTCACCCATCTTTGACATCGCGTGACTCCTTGTCGTTCATTGCGACACACTCCATTCCAGGTACTGCCTGTTCATTTCACTTATCTCCGCTCCGTACGTTCGGGCGGTGATCGGCCACTCTGACTGGGGGGTTGCGAATGCGGCGAAGTACTCCTCGAGTCCTTCGTCCGTTCCGCAGTCGGAGCAGACATACACGGGGTCGTCTTGGATACCCCGTGTTGTCCGACTCAGGGCGTTGATTCCCTGCGGCTCCCGCATGTTTGCTTCACCGCATCTTGGGCATTTGTTCACGTAACTCTCCTTTGCTTGTTGTTTACCAACCCAAAGCCTCTATGGCGTTGAGAAAACAGGTGAAGACGAAGCCCCATATGGCGAACCACATGACCGCTCCGTACACCTCATCCACTGATCGTGCGGGCTATGCGCTCCGCCAGCCCGTCAACAACTTTGTGCACCCCTTCGTCGGGTTCGTCGAATGGCACCTCTATGGTGTCCAACCCGTATTGTTTCGGGTCGTCGCATCCCAGCCCGATGCCGACGACGTGGAGTCGCCGATCGGGTAGTTGCGCCATCGCTTTGACCCGTCTGCATTGGGCTTCCAGAATGGCTCGCTGGTTGGTGAAGTCCTCGGCAGGCATTTGACCGTCTGTGTAGTAGAGCAAGATCCGGTCGGTTGCCCGTTGCGTGCAAAGCAGGTTGACGTAGGTTCGCATTGTCAACCCGTCGAGGTTTTGATGCGAGGAGTGCAACGCACCTAACCCCGATTTCGCTGTCTGGTCCCAAGGTTCGGCGAAGTTCTTGACGAGTTGAAGGGTCATCAGCGACCTGCGGGTCAACGACGAATCTAGGTCTCGGGCAATGTCTTCTCTGAGACCTTCGTCGTCTTCCATATCCGTTTCGTCGAAGTAGTAACTCGAGCCGGTGTGCCCCGATACGGCAAACGGGATACCTAGTTTGTCAAGCAACGTGGCTTGTGCGTATGCGAGTTGCCGTAGTTGTTTGATGGCTTCGCCGTCGGTGGAACCTGATTGGTCGACGCCGATGAGCACAGCGTAGGAGCGTTTCCGGGGTTTCTCGATTCTCCGAAACGCCCGCCGGTTACCGGTTGGTACTCGTGCAAGTTTGCTGCCATGCAACCTTCCTCGCACAAGGTTCGGTACCGACGCCGACCTCCTGTTCAGACCAAGGGCGTCAGCCAACTTGCGTTGCGCTCCGTGGATCTGCCCTTGAACGTCAACTTCCAACCGGCTGGCTTCGTCGAAACCACCTTCAGCAGGGTATTTCCACCCCGGAAGTAGTTTGATCTTGGAACTAACCATCCGCTTGGAGTAGTTGGGTCGCAGGACGACGGCCACGTACTCCCCTTCACCGGAGTCTCCAACCATTCCTGAACCTCCGGGGAGTTGCATGAGTTCGCTGAGAGTTTCCGATTCTTCTCCGGCTCGGGCTGCATTCATCGCTTCAGCGATTTCTGCCATGCCGGGTGCGTCAACTCCACCGGGGTCGCTGACCCCTCGATTTGCCCGGTACTTGATTCGACCTTCAGATTCAGCATTAGCGGTACGCGAAGCCCGCCTCTGCATATTGCTGCGGGCTTCTTCCATTGTTTTCTTGTCGCGAAGCCGCTGACTTTCTTTCAGTTTGCCGTCGGACTCCATGTCCTTACCTGATTGCATCGTCTTGGATGCGGCACGACCCGATCCTGTACGCGAGCCGTCTTCGGAGTCGTCTTCGTCGGACTCGGGTCGTCGATGTTCGAACAACCCGTATGTTTCCCGGGCATACTCGGTGAGTACCACAGCAGCAGCAACAGAACCCGCTGTCGATTTGGGTTCACCGACTTTGATTATCTTGGCTACAACGGGGTCGTTGAGACAGGCCAGCACCGTGTTTGACTTCAGCGTCGGCTTCAGGTCGTATCCGTGTTCGAGTTCAACCTCGACAGCGACTCCGACCTGGTATCCGACTGCACCTTCGTTGATGCCTTCTCCGGTGGCTGCCCGCGCTATGAGTTCATGCACGAGTCGTTCCATCTGTTGTCCCAAAGCAGATCGGCTGTCGCCAACTGCTTTGTTGATCCGGGCATCTTCGAAAGCGTTCGCTATGAACGGTGCTTCCGGGTTGAACCAACTCGCTACTTCCAATGCTGACAACGGGTTCCCGGTCCGGGCATCAGGGTCGGTGATACACACCAACCCCTCGTAGCAGTTTACTTCGAACTTCTCTTTGAACTCTGGTGGAAGTACCTCCAGAAGGTCTTGTATCCCTGTGTAGAGAAGGTCGAAGAACTCCTTGTCGACGGGTTTGGTGGACCCTTGGCTGATGTGGGCTGCTTCGTGCAGCAGGAACCCGACGTTGATGTGGTAGAGGCAACGATCCGGGTCGTCGTCGCACACACACGGGTTGTCGGGGTCAACACCAGCAAACGAGGGCCACACCGGTAGGTGTATCGTGTCGCCGTCGGTACAAGGCCCCAACCCGGATGTGTTCAGGCAGACTCTGATTCCGGGGTCTCCCGCCGAGGTTCTCACAATGTCTGTGAACCTCGGCAGGAGCCGTGCCGCTACCCTCGCCGCTTCGGCATACGCTTCGAATGTTCCGGCTTCACCAGTAACTTCGATGCCGGGATGGTCGAGGTTATCCAACGTCGTCACCTTCTTCCGGTATGCGAGACAGGAGTTCGACGATCGGGTCGTCCGCTCCGGCAATCAGGTCTGTCGCTGTCGGGTTCTGGTACTTGTCCCAGTTGTGGTGGTCGAGTACGTGCATGACTTTGCTGAACGACTGGGAGTCCATTCGTTCGTACACTTTCGACATGGCTTCCCGCACCGGGTGGTATTGGAGTAGTTCCACGAAGTTCATCAGTGACCGTGTGCCTGCGGTTATACCGAGGCTGCCGTCGTCGATGTTGCTTCGAAGGTCACTCCATGCCATCAACCCGCATACAACCTGCCACGCTGGAACCCTGTCTAGGTTCTTTGACTCGACGTGGTTGAGGAGTATCTCTGCTTCGATCACCGTGTCCGGCCACCCGACTGAGATGTGCGACAACCTGTCGGCATCTGCTTCGGATAGTGGCAGCAAACCTGCGTACTGGGGCATCCAGTCCGGGTTCCCTGTTGCGATAACGAAGTTGTGTTCATGCTTGAGCAGGATTCGTCCGTCGTAGGCATCCAACGCGAGTTGCTCTGAGTCGTCGAGGACGGGTCGTGCCACATGCAGCACAGCGGGTGGTGCAGCGTTCCACTCGTCGATACATATGACTCCCGGTCGCCCAAATGATCGGGCTAGACGGGATTGCACCCACTCTGTGGTCGAACCTTTCAGTTCGTAATGCCCGGTCACGTCTTCTCGTTCACTTGTCTCTCCGAGCGGGATACGCTCGAATGGGACTTGCATCAAGAAGGCCATGTGTCGGGCCAACTGTGTTTTCCCTACCCCGGAGGGACCCCACATCATCGGCACCTTTCCTCGTTTGAGGTCGACAGCCACCGAGTAAACGAGGCTGTGGTGGTCGATGAAGGTTGATTCCTTCGGGATTTTGACCCGGTCCGCTTCGGGGAACGATTCGGGGTCGTATTTCGGTAGTTCCACTCCCTTTGGCCCGTATGAGAAGGCGTCAGGGGTTGGTACCTTTACGACACCCGATTGTTTCCCGACCTTTTCGGGGTGCACAACGATGGGGTCCACGACCTCACGGTGTTCTGGGTGTTCTGATTTTCTTAGCACTTGCTCTTGCTCCTTCCAGTCAAGAGTTGGTGGCTGAAGCCACCCCGAACAGCCCCGCCCTTGGTGGGGAGGGAGGGGCGGGGCTGTAGGGGCTGGTGTCAGAAGTTCTCGACTGTGCGGGCCGAGATCACCAGCAGGTTGTCGTCGGAGTCGATCGCAAGGACCTTTTCGCCCCTTACGAACACGACTTCCAACAGGTCTCCTGCACGGAGAGTATCGCCTTTGGTGATGCGTGTCACCTTGCCGACGAGGCCGCTGACCGGTTCGTGTACTTCGTACCGGTACCTTCCCGGTGCCACTCGCGTGACTGGGAATCGCCTCGAGCGGTGCAGGTCTGACAGCGTGGAGTTGATCGAATCAAGGTTGTTGTGCTTGATTTGCTTCGATATCTCCGTGGCTGCCCAGGCCCGCGACGGGTTGTGCTCGATTACGGCGAGTACCGAATCACGCAACCAACCCTTCTCGCGCTTCATGGGTGTGTCCATAGTTTCCACCTCCTCTCTGAACTTCAGTCCGCTGCGCTTGTCCCCAGCGGAACCCGGCAGGTCGGTCAACCCGAACAGCCGGTCAAGTTTGGATTCGAGGTTGACTTTCACGCCCACTCGATCACGTTCTCCTTCAAGGTGCCACCTCCCAAGGCTGCACAGTATTTCTGTCCACGCCCACTATTATACATGAAGTAGACGGGGTTGTCAAGAGTAGGCCCCGAGGTCTTTCATACACCGAAAGGGTTTGCGTTGTCGAGCAGCCAACCCATTCCGTAGCCGATCAACAACCCAGCCACAGCGAGCATAAACGCCCAGCCCACGTAGGTAGCGAACTTCACCATCACGCCTCCTTTCCTTCTAGTACCTGCGTGTTGTGCCTCGCGTTGGCAAGGGTTTCACGCATCGACTCGATCATCATTCTGATGTACTCAGGTGACGCACCTTCAGGCAGTTCCATGCCTGCGAATACTTGTTGTTCTTCTACTTCCGTCATAGGAGCCTCCGTTCCTTTCTAGCCCCCGATTAGGGGTCGCCAATCGGGTCCAAAACTTGATGCCCGCCTGATTTCTTCTTCGAGTTCCGCTTCTTCCCGCTTAGCGGATAGTGCCACGAGTGCTTCCTGTACTACAGCGGAAGGCGACTCGTGTTTGAACTCGGCCCACAGCCACTCTGGTACAGAGACTGAGAACCGCCTTGCTGGTGGGGTACGCACAGCCAACCTCCTTTCCTCACTCATCGGTCGACTCCTTCCGCGAGCACGCGTACTCGGTTGCGGTAACCTTCCCTCCGAAATACGAACTCGAAGGCTTCTCACTAAGAGCCTTCTCGATGAGGAAGGCGGTCACCTCCCTCATCATTTCCTCATACTCCGTTCCTTTACTCATCGCCATGCTCCTTCTCGTAGGCGGACCGGAACTCGGCGTTGTACCTGCAGCAATGCCAGCACCGGCACCTCGGTGTCGGCACCTCCTTCTTGCGTACCTCTATTGCGTACTTGCCTTGAGTGGCGCTCATCAGTCCCACACCTCCCCAACCACCTCATACCAGTTGTTGAGGTCTTCGAGGAGTTCATCGAGTTCGCGCTTGTTCTGCGCCGGGTAGTGCCACACCCCGGCACCGGGGTGTGACTCGGTGGCCTTCCGCCAGACATCAACTCCCATGTCGGGGTTGGCCTTCCAGTACACCTGTATGTGTACCTTTTCCTTGCCTTCTGTCATAAATGGAACCTCCAGTCCCGTGGAGGCAATCTGCCTCGTCTCCGGTCGAGAATCGAACTCGTCCACTCCCACTCTCGTATCCCGCGAGGCCCGTGGGGGTGTCACCATGCCGAAGGCCGTGGGGTGCCAAAGCCCTCCTTCCGCTATGACAGTCGGGGC